TTTTTTTTTTTTTATTCATCTTTAGATATTTTCATCGTTAGATCATCTTCAACTAAATTCAGGAACATGTACTAGAGTATTCAATCCATTTATATTGACAAATGCTGGTCCATCTGTACCACCATATTCAGGAGACATTATAACATTAAATCTCTTAATCAAAATACAATATGATTCAAAATGATTACTATTAATACCTGGAATATTAACAAGCTTATTTGCATCATTAGCATAAAATCTAATTTGAAAATGTGGTGAAGGTATACTAAAATTAGATTCTCCAACAGTAGCATTACGCCCTCCTCTCAACCACGTTTGACAATAACGTAGTATCTCAAATCCATACTTACTTGGTCCACCATTTTCGTGAATTAGTTTCATCATTTCAACTACATTATCATAATGTTCTCTATAATCCTTATCCAACTTTTCTCCATTAGGATCAGTATTCTTAATCGCATAATCAGCTTTTTGGTGATTAACCAACATATCTACAAACAACGCAAAAATATCATTTTTGTGGTTTTCTGTCATATTAATAACATCTGTCAATAGCTCTTTTGTACTATCAATATCACTATGGAACAAATTCATTACATTCTTGCCATATTTACCCTGACAATCAGTCAAAACACAGTTAGGTCCATTTGAAGTCGATCCCAGCGTCATTGTAGTATTACCGATTACAACAATAGATTCTCTATCACCTACATAAGGGGCATTTTCCGCAATTTTCCCTGAACCAAGCTTACAAAGAATAGTATCGTTAGGATCAGCCGATTTAGGAAAACATGGAGGAATCTTAGTAAGAAGAGGCATAGAGGCCGCTTCTGTATTACCATTTGCCATCGCAAAACGACTTTCTTCCGCTACCTTGGATTGAGCAATCAAATCATGTACTTGATTTTGGGTAGGAGTAAAAGAAACATTGTCGATATTTTCTATATCAGCACCAATCGCACACTGTGCGGCATTGAACAAACTCTGGTTTTCCATCATTCTTACTATCACTTTTATCAATAATTTCAAATCATCAAATTTATTATCTACGAGGCCGGCGCGCTACTACGTCATGGCATACCATACCACATCATTCAGAAATAGTTATCCGAAAAAAAAATTGATAACATCGATTTGACTATCGACAAATGATAGATTGTCAAATCAATGTTACTTTGGATCATCGGTGCTCCCACCTTCAAAATTATTGAAGACATCAAAAATAGATTGTCTCTAAACCCCAAAATAGTAATATGTGGAGATTTGAATGAATATAGTAAAGTAGATGGTTGGTTGGGTACCTCGCCACCAGACCGGCTGGATGTTTATACACTACCTACCAATTTTAGAAATCATACTAATAAATTTGGAGATAAATATGTAAAATTGGGCAAAACTACTATCAAAGATAATCAAACTTTTAAAGAGGCTCAGGAAGAAACCGCTTTAGCATTGGCAGAATTATTTAATATATGTAAAATGAACAATATCCCTACTTATTTTGCCAACATAGCAAGAAAAAATCGTTCAACATATTTAGTACAAGATATTGAAGGGAAATATGGAGAAAAAAATAGAATAATTGCCACTGATTCTAAATATAATGGAGAGATTATTAAAGGCGCCAGGAAGGACATATCACAATTAGTACTAGAAAATTTAATGAATTATAAAATTGATGATAATAGTCCTACCGCAATATTATATAGAGAATGGTTAGAAACACAAATGCTAATTTCATCTGCTTATTCCGCAACATATTTAGCTGATGTTTTAACAGTAGGATGTATGATGACAAATAATGATTGTTGGATTCCATACGATTTGGTAGAACCTTCACATGTACATTATGATGGAACATATCCTAAAAAAGGTATTTTAACAGACAATTTAACTTCTGTACCTTATACAAGAGCTAAATTTGTATGTTCTCCGAGCCTGCGAGATCGTCCTGGAAATTTCTTTAAATTCGATCAATCTAAGGTTGATCTAGTAAATGAAAATTTAGTTAAATCTCTTACATGTCAATACCCTCTCAAAATATTCACTAAATCCATTATATACCATGACAGTTGGCTTAATGATGTAGATGATATGCCCGCGATTGAATTAATCAAGAAATTGTCTATTGATACACCTATTGAAATTATTAACTATGAATTAATATAGCTTTTTATAAACCATAAACTACATAAATTAAAAAAAAAAAAATATTATTTTTTTAGAGAGTTATCTTATAAAAGAAAAAAAATGTTTATTGAATCCGGTTTTTTTGGTATTATGGTACTACTTATTGGTTGGTTTATTTATGCGAATTTTAAATATCGTCCTGAAAAAGATGTTTTCTCGGATCATTATGGAAAGAAATGCTAAACCCTAGAACCATTGACCTCCATACCGAGTTGGAGAAAATACATACTCCCTATCTTGATACTTTACACCATTTAGAAGATACATCTTTTCCGCATGCTTACTAACCTCCTTGGTCATTTGTCTATCATTACACAAATAACCCTTCTTTTGATAACTCTGATTCGTTTGACGCTTTGTCATAATCTTCTGCTCCTTATTCTTATGACGATATCCGGTATTAGAATTCATCATCGATTCTCTGTTTTGCGAAGGCATTACTTCTAACAATTAGCTCTTCTTCATTAATCAAATTTTATTTCCACATTTTATCTAAACATGGAAAAAAAATATCTTAACTAAAGTTATATTTTATCAAAAAAATGTATAATAGACTTTTAACTAAATCATTTTACAATAAAATCAAATCACAATCTATATCAGAAGATATATTAATAGATGCATTAGAAGATTGTTATAAAAATTGTGCTTTTTCTACATTTATGTATATATTCCATAATTATGATTCTCAAGAATCTATAGATAAAACTAATTCCGCAAATTGTATTGGTCTATCAATGTATATCGAAAAATATTTATATACTAGATATAATATAATTAGTTTTTTAATACCTGCTACTATTCCAAATAAATATAAAAGTCCAGGGTTTCTTGAAATATCACATACTGCATTAGCGATTCCTCTTAATGAAAATATTATATATATAGTTGATCCGGCATTTTATTTTTTAAATCCAATTAAAGTTGATAAAAATATTATGACATGTTCTACTGTTTTTTCAAAAAGTATATATAAATACGAACAATCTGAAAATTTAAAAGAATATACTACAATAGATATAATCGAAAGTTGCCCTGGTATATTACATAAAGATATGGAATTTAATCAATATCAAACGATATCTAAAGATACTTATTATGCTAAATCTTATTATAAAGATGATATTAATGACTATTGGTACTATTTCTTAACTGAAATTATAAATCCAGATCAAGCTATTTCTTCATTTTTCATACCTATTAAAAAATATCCATTTATCGTAACTACTATAATCGATAATAATGGTATATGTAAAATGAATATATATATTAAATTTACTGATAATGGTTTAAATATTAAAGATGGCTTTGATAACACAACTAGTTATGATTTTAGTAATATTGATCTCCTTAAAGAAAAAATAAAAAACTTAGATTTGTATCCATTTTTAGTTAATAATATATTGGATTATTTACATACATTTAAGAATAGAAGGTTGATTCTTAATTCTTTCTAGCTTCTGCTCGACTTGCTATTTTTCTTAATTCTTCTAATTCTAATCCTCCTTTCTCTTCTTTTTTTAAAAAAAAAAATAAATATTTATTTAATATATTTTGTCCTAATTTCGAATTAGTATTTACTTTTCTATTTGTTTTTGGGTTTATTATCTTATTAAATTCTAACATTTTTCCTTAATATAATATTAGATATTTTTTATACTACAAAGTCTTCTTCGGTAGAAGCATTAGAAATATTATCTAATTCTACCTCTTGATCTGTTCTCATATCATACACTATATCTACATCAAAATACATTTTCATAAAATTTATATGACTACCAGCTTTATCTGAATTCTTCCGTCTATCTTTTCTAGATGTCCATCTAGTTTTCCTTCCTAATTTATTATAACTAAGAATTCCGTTATTAGATTTAATTGAAATAAATCTGGGATGATAATCATAAAAACCACGTAGTTCTTTTATGCTATAAGGCTTACATCCTACTACTGGAGATAATTCAATAAAACCTGGTCTTTTGCCTTTAATATTATGCCTATTTCTATCTTCGTTTTTGGAAAACATCTTCTTTTCACGATATCTATGTCGATATCCTGTGTTAGAATTATGAACTGATTCTCTACGTTGAGATGGCATTTCCGCTTTCACGTTATGTATGCTTTCTTAATGCATTTATCAAATTTATTAACTAAGTATGCCTTTCTTAGTTAATAAATTTGATCCCGTATACCATTTGTATATAATCAAGTAGATGTCAAAGATTGTAAATATTAAAGTATCACACATTCGCCCTTCTTATAGTGATTTACATGATTGGATGAAAAATCCTGAAAATGAATATATAGCAAGAGGTGGAGTTGTATTTATAACACTTAATGGAGATAAAACAAAAAAACGCTTTCCTCCAAAATCTTCTCCATGGGCAAATCCATTTACTGTAAAAAAAGAAGGAAGAGATAGATGTTTAGAATTATATGAAACATGGCTTAGAGATAAAATTAAAAAAGAAGGTACTGGAGAAATTAAAAAATTAAAAAATAAAGTTCTTGGTTGTTGGTGTTATCCTGAAAAATGTCATGGAGATATATTAATTAAAATATTGGAAGAAATTCTCGCTTGCGAGCCCAGTGAAGAAAAAAAAAAAAATTGATTTAATATTATAAATATTATCCTATAATTATATTAAAATGAAAAATAAAGCGAATCTTAAATTTTTAATGGGAACTCAAATTATAACAACACGATCTGAATGTGAGTCAGTTAATAGAATATATAATAAATTTATCATTATAGATAATATTAATGGAGCAAAATTATGGTTGGAACATGCTAAACCTAAAAGACTTTATGCTAATAATTCAATTATTGGATATAAATATGATAGATTAGCATTATTAGAATTAGGTGAACTTTATTCTTCTAATGATTTTTCAAAATATAATCATTTAGATAAAAATGAATTATTATCAAATGACAGTATTTTAAAAGAAAAATTTATGATAGATATTGATAAAAAAAATCAAAAATATTATATTTACTATTATAAAGTAGATTTAATTTATACTCATGAATATTTATTTAAAGTTTTACCTTATCCATTAGAAGATCCTTTAACTGAGACATCGTATGGATCTTCTAAAGAAGCGGAGCTTAAATTTCTAAAATATGAGGTTATAGAAAAAAATACAATTTATAATCATGATGATCTAATTAAAGACACTGATTATGAATCTGATTATTCGGAAGTTTCATGTGATAGTGATAGTGTTATATTATAAAGAGTGTTTACGCACTAAAGGTATTACATTATCTTGTAGAAGTGCTAACTGTTCATATCTATATTCACTTAATTTAGGCGGTTTATCATAGGTATTTACCCACGATTTATCTAAGAATTGTTTTATCGCATTTTGTCTCTCAATATGTGTTGGCTTATATCCTAATCTAATGCAATTATTTATAAATTGTCCGTATGAATGTGACGGTAGAAATTTCATCTTTTTAATATATAAATTATGTTTTTTTATTTGTCTTTAGATTAAAACATATCAATTTTTTTCCAAATTCTTCAAAATACTCTTGAAATTGGTTATTTCATATTTCTTTATCCATTTTTTTACACCATTGTCCGATACTCCATATTTCTCCCCGATTGCTATAATTGTTTTAAATTCTTTTAGGTCATTTAGTAACTGCTCTTTTGAGGGACGTTTCGTTTTACAATCTTTGCATAATTCGCTTGTATTTTTATTAGTTACTTCCTTATTACATTTAGAGCATTTATGTTCTTTTTTGGATTCTATACTGCTTTTATAAATTTCTTCGTATATTTCATATAAACCTTCTGCTTTTATCCAAGATACTATCGTTTTTTGACACACATTATTTTTTTCTGCTATCATAATAAGAGTTTTAAATTGTTTTATATCTTCTAAAAGCTTTTCTTTTGATGGTCTACTAGTATCTTTAAATAACTGACCAGTACAAAAGGTCGTAGTCTGACTATGGCAATTCGGACAAAGTATTCGTAGATTTTCTATTCGATTGTCTTTGTTATTTCCATTTATATGGTCGAGATGCATAGCAAATGGTATTCCATTATATTCAGGGTCTATACTACATTTTTCACATTTTTCTTGTTTAATTTGTTCTCTATATAATATATTTTTTAATTTACAGCTGCTGTATTTTTTATTTTCATTTAATAGTTTATTTAAATCAAGCTTTTTATTATTATTTTTTTTAAAATGTGATATATCTAATTCTAATTTTTTTATTTTTTTTAATATATCATTTTTATAACTATAAGTTATACGCATTATAATTTTAAAGTCTAATAGTTCGTCTTTAAAAATCAACCAACTAGATTTTCATAATTTTTAGACTTAGCAACATATTCTTTAAATTTATCGTCTTCACAATTAAATATTTTTTGCCGTGCGCTTGAAACATAAGTTCCACGTTGACCAGTGCAATATGTATCAGTTTGAGAGTGACAAATTGCACACAATATTCGTATATTTTCAATTCTATTGTCTTTGTTATTTCCATTTATATGGTCAAGCTGGTGTGCTAAAAGCCCTCCATTCCATATAGAACCTACACCACACTTTTCACATTTTTCTTCTTTTAATTCTTCTCTATATAATAGTTTTTTTAACTTACAGCTGTTGTAGTGTTTATTTTCAACTAATATTTTTGTTAAATCAACCTTGTTTGGAGATATATATTCAATTCTCTTAAAATGAGATATATCTAACTCTAATTTTTTTATTTTTTTCAATATGTCATTTTTATGGCGAGTGCTTATACGTGCTATGATTGAATCATCTAATAGTTCATCATTTAAAATAAGTCTTACTACATTACGATAACTTCTTGACTTAGCAATAATTTCTTTAAATTTATCATCATCACAATTAAATATTTTTATTCTATTTTCCATTTTTATAGAAAATAAAATAAAAAATGTTAGTTTGAGTCAAATTTTTTTTAATTTTACTTTTTAGATAGAAATCTAAAAAATAGTATTTTATGGTCTGAAACTAGGGTAGCCTCTGGCATGTTTTGATCATGCTACCTGTAGCTTACAAAGCTACCGCTCTCCCGAGTGAGCTACAAAGGCAAATAGGAAGTTTAACTCCTAAAAATTATTCATTATTTTTCGTCTTTAGATTATAATCCTTATTCAAATCTCATATGTGCTTAATATACAGGATTCGAACCTGCGCGCGACGTTTTTTTTTGAAGAGAGAGAAAAAAAAAGAAAAAAATTTATATTTAGAAAATTTACATAAACAGTGCAATATATTGTGCTAGAAACCTGGATTGAACAGGTGGCCTTTAGATCTTCAGTCTAACGCTCTCCCAACTGAGCTATTCCAGCAAATATGACAAATCCGGTAATCGAAACCGGGTCTCAAGTACCACAAACTTGTGTGCTAACCACTGCACCAATTTGTCCACCCTCGACAGGACTTGAACCTGCAACCTCTGGTGCCGAAAACCAGCGCTCTAATCCATTTGAGCTACGAGGACTACAAATCAATTTTTGGAATCGAACCAAAAGACTTTCTTGATAATTAACAAGACGTTTTACCACAAACTCATTGATATTTACGGCTTTCTTGGGATGAGTTACGTCGCTCTACCAACTGAGCTAATAAGATTTCTCTTATGAAGGAATTGAACCTCCGACCAACGGCCAAATGCAGTCAAAAATTGCTGTGAAAAAGCCTAAATATGTATGTGTGTGAAAGTATATAGTTGCATATTTTCAAGTACGTCAGACATAATCGTCTAACCTTACTCTAGTATCCGGAACTAATATACCTTTATTATAGACCCCCT